GAAAAAGAAGTGGTGGTGTAATTAGACCTAAACCAACATATAAGGGTAAAGTTCTAAAACCAAAACCGATAAAACGAATTGGTGTTGGAGCAGCAATAAGAGGATTTGGTAAAGCATTCAAGAAAGGTAGATAATGTCAAGAGAAGACCTAGTAGAAGTCCAAGAGCAAGAGGATATCGAAATAGAAGGTCCTGAGGATCTTTCAGTTAATGAAAACATAGATGTAATTGAAGATGAAGAAGGTAATCTTTTATCAGGAGAGGCAGCACCAGAAAGTCCTGAACAAAACTTTTATGCAAATTTAGCGGAATTTATTGACGAAGGTGAATTAAAAAGTTTGGGTTCTAAACTATTAGCAGATTTCAAAGACGATAG